TTCTACATTTAAAAAAGTTTATTACGACGATTTATTGGGACGAGCAGTAAGTAAATTTGTTCCAGCGGATGATCTTGTTGTTCCATATACGGCTACCTCATTAGACGATGCGGAAGCAGTCATCCATGTTGTCAAGATGTCAGAAAACGATTTAAGAAAACAGATGCTATCTGGATTCTATTCTGACATCGAATTGACAAAACCAACAGGCACAGTCACTAACGAACTTGAAGACAAAGAGAGAGAAGTTGAAGGTGTCACAAAATCCCAAAGAGTAGATCCTTTGTATACAATTCTAGAATGCCACGTTGATTTAGATTTGGAAGGATTCGAAGACCTTGGCCCTGACGGAGAGCCAACGGGAATAAAATTACCTTACGTCGTTACAGTCGAAGAAGGTAGTAGGAAAGTATTGTCTATAAGACGAAACTTTGCGCCCAATGATCCAAAGAAAAATAAAATCCAATATTTCGTCCACTTCAAATTTCTGCCAGGACTAGGTTTTTATGGCTTAGGATTAATTCATATGATTGGCGGATTGAGCCGTACTGCAACTGCGGCTCTCCGTCAGTTATTAGATGCTGGGACATTATCAAACCTACCCGCAGGATTTAAACAAAGAGGCGTTAGAGTAAAAGACGACTCTACAGCGATTCAACCAGGAGAATTTAAAGATGTTGACACTCCAGGTGGTAATCTAAAAGATGCTTTCGTATTCTTACCTTACAAAGAACCATCAGCTACATTATTGCAGTTAATGGGAATTGTAGTTCAAGCAGGACAAAGATTCGCGTCCATTGCTGACATGCAGGTTGGTGACGGGAATCAACAGGCCGCTGTTGGTACAACCGTAGCTCTTTTAGAACGTGGTTCAAGAGTAATGTCAGCAATCCATAAAAGACTTTACGTAGGTCTTAAACAAGAATTTAAATTACTCGCTAAAATATTTGGTGAGTCTTTACCACCAGAATATCCTTATGATGTTCCTGGTGCATCTAGAAATATTAAAGCAACAGACTTTGATGAAAGAGTAGATGTATTACCAGTAGCTGATCCTAATATATTTTCAATGAGTCAGAGAATTTCATTAGCACAAGAACAATTAAGATTAGCAACTTCTAACCCACCTATGCATAACATGTACATGGCGTATAGAAGTATGTATGAAGCAATAGGTGTAAAAGACATAGATAGAGTTTTACCACCACCTCCACCAAATCAACCTAAAGATCCTGCAATGGAACATATAGATGCAATGGGACAAAAAGCATTTCAAGCTTTTCCAGGACAAGATCATAGAGCACATGTCACTGCTCACTTAAACTTTATGGCAAGTAATTTTGTTAGAAACAATCCTAGCATTACTGCAGCGTTAGAGAAAAATATTATGGAACACATATCATTGATGGCACAAGAACAGGTACAATTAGAGTTTCCACAGGAAATGCAAATGTTACCACAGCTACAACAAATGGCAGTTCAAAACCCACAAGCACAACAACAGCTACAACAAATATCTCAAAAGATAGAAGCCAGAAAAGCGTTATTGATTGCTGACATGACTGAAGACTTTATGAAGGAAGAAAAACAAATTACTTCTCAGTTTGATCATGATCCATTACTTAAATTAAAACAAAGAGAAGTTGATTTAAAAGCTATGGAAGCTGAACGTAAGACAAAAGAAGATGAAGCTAGAATCGATCTAGATAGAGCTAAAATGGTTCAAGCAAAAGATCTAAATGATAGAAAACTTGATCAGAATGAAGATTTAGCTCAGCTAAGAGCTGATACAGCCATTGAAAAATCAATGATGTCTGCAGACGTTAAATTAACATCAGATGCTATGAAAGCTAGAGATGTAAATGTCTTGAAAGGGCTTAAAAATTAGTATATTAAATAAATAGGAGAAAATTATGAAGGACCCAAAAATAACAAAAGCAGTTGGAGTAAACAAAGATGGTTACGCTAGTGGCGGAGTTAAAGTAGAAGAGTCTTCTCAAAACTTGCATTTAGATCCTAGATCTAAATCAAGTATCAGAGGAAAAAGCTACATTGCTCAAGGCGACACGGTTACTGTTAAAGGTACTAAAACTAGAAAACCTCAAAAAGCTACTTGGTTTTAATATGTGGTTATCGGCAATTAAATTAGCCGTTTCTGCAGGCTCACACATTTACAAAAATAAGCAACAGACAAAGATGCTTATGTCGGATGCTGCTATGAAACATGCTCATAAAATGAGTACTGGAGAATTAGAGTATTCTGGAAAATTACTAGAAGCGAGACAATCGGACTGGAAAGACGAATTTATTTTGCTTTTATTGTCAATTCCAATCATAATGTTGGGATGGTCAGTCTGGTCAGATAATCCTGTACATATGGAAAAAATGGAGTTATTCTTCTTCCACTTTGGAAATTTACCATTTTGGTATCAAACAATTTTTGTCGGCGTCATTGCATCCGTCTATGGACTTAAGGCAACAGATCTGATAAAAAGAAAATAATAAGGAGAAAATATTATGAGAAACGATTATGGAACAAGACCTTACAAACCAAGATTTGTAAAAAATGCTTCTAAGAAAAATAAAGTTGCTTCTAAGAAAAATAAAAACAAAAAATCTTAATTAATGTTTAAATCTGTTAAAAAATTCATATGTGATATATTTCATATAAAAGCATGTCAATGTGATGAAGTAGATGAGCATATTGAATACTATACAAAAACACTTGAGCCGGATGTACCGGTTCTAATACAATCATGTCCTGGACACAGATATTTTAAAAAAAGATGTCTTGCTTGTCAGGCTGCACAAAAAGGATAATAAAATGAAAAAACAAACAAAAAAGAAAAGTAAATTTCCAGATCACTCAGGTGATGGTAAAATTACTAAAAAAGATATTTTAATGGCAAAAGGAATTATTCCTAAAAAGAAAAAGAAAGTAAAAAAATAATGGCTAAAGATACTCACAAAACTAAAGACGGACGTACAGCTAAAAAAGGGCTTTGGTATAATATTGCTATGAAGAAAAAACGTGGTGAAAAAATGAGAGCTAAAGGAGCTAAAGGAGCACCTACCGCTAAAGCAATTAAAAAAAGTCAAAAAACATCTAAGAAAGCATAATGGCTACTGCAGCTTGGACTAGAAAAGAAGGTAAGTCTGCATCAGGTGGATTAAATAAAAAAGGCGTTGCATCTTATAGAGCAGCTAATCCTGGATCAAAATTAAAGACTGCTGTTACCACTAAACCATCAAAATTAAAATCAGGATCCAAAGCTGCAAAAAGACGTAAGTCATTTTGTGCTAGAATGTCTGGTATGAAAAAAAAATTAACTTCTGCTAAGACTGCAAGGGATCCAGATTCAAGAATAAATAAATCACTTAGAAAGTGGAATTGCTAATGATTAAAAATTTTAAAGACATAGTTATATTATTAATAACAAGTGGTGTTTTAATTTTATTAGGTATCATTATTATTGGAGACTATTGGGTAGCTGTTAAAGAAGATAGACCTATAGATGACAGCATAATCGTACTTATGAAAATGTCAGTGACAGGTTTAATTGGAGTTATTGGTGGTTACATTGGTGGTAGTAAATGAGAGATACTAAAGCGATAGAGAGCTTTTTAAAAGAGAAATACAAAAAAATTACTGAGATGAGTTTGTTTAGAAACCTGAAAAAAGAAGTAGAAACAGGCGCTAGTGGAACTCAAGATTACGTAATAAAAAAAGGACCTAACAAAGATAAAATAGCAAAAAAATAGAAAGTAAACATGGAACCAGAACAATTAGTAGAACAACTTAAGAAAGCCTTGTCTAGAAGAGTGAATCAACTAGCATTATCGGTCACATCAGGAGGTGTTGACAATATGGAAACATATAAGTATATAATAGGACAAATAAACGCATTGGAATCAGTGCGTCAGGAAATCTCTAACCTGCAACAAGATGAAGGAGCAAAAGATGAAAATACGGGAACCGTTGTCGACCTTAAAGGAAGAAGTCCCAAAAATTAAAACAGGACTTTTAGACAAATACGAGAAAGAACCAGTAAAAAAAGTTACTACTGAAACTACTAAACTTCCGATGCCTACGGGCTGGAGAATGTTAGTCTTACCTTTTAGAATGAATGAGAAAACTAAAGGTGGAGTTTTATTAGGAACGGAAACAATAGATAGACAACAAGTTGCATCGCAGTGCGGAAACGTAATTGCTATGGGACCTGATTGTTATAACGACCCAAAAAGATTTAACGATGGTCCATGGTGCAAGGTGGGAGACTGGGTAGTCTTCGCACGTTATGCCGGATCACGAATAGAGATTGATGGTGGAGAAGTTCGTCTTCTTAATGATGACGAAATTTTAGCAACCGTACAGGATCCAACAGATATCCTGCACAAATATTAACATAGGAAGGACACTATGCCAGAAGAAAATGTAAGATCGAGCGAAAAGCCGGTTGAGTTAGATACATCAGGACCAGAGGTCGATGTATCTTTAGAAGATACTAAAGAGGAAGCGGTAGTTAATACTGCTCCAGAAACCACGGAACAGGAAACAGTAATAGAAGAAGTTAAAACTGAAGAAACTAAAAAAGAAGATGATTCTAATTTAGAAGATTATAGCAGAGGTGTGCAATCTAGAATTGCTAAACTTACTCGTAAGATGAGAGAGGCAGAACGTAAAGAAGCTGCTGCTCTTGAATACGCTGCTGCAGTTGAAAACAAAAGAAAACAAGAACAGGATAGGTTTAATAAAACTAATTCTGAATATACAGCTAAATTTGAAGAGAACGTAAAAACTGGAATGGAGTCTGCAGAAAGAGAACTTTCTTTAGCTATCGAAGCCGGTGATGCATCTGCTCAAGTTTTAGCTAATAAAAAAATTGCTGAGTTAGCTTTTGAAAGTGCTAAACTTAAGCAAAGAAAACAAACACAACCCGTTGAACAGGAAACTCCTGTACAACTATCAGACGGTGGTAGGTTACCAAATCAAACACCACAACAAATGCCTCAAGCTGACCCTATGGCTGAAGATTGGGCAAGTAAAAATACATGGTTCGGAACAGATAGAGCCATGACATTTACTGCGTTCGAAATTCACAAGGATTTAGTAGATAAAGAAGGTTATGACCCTAAATCAAACGAATATTACGAAGAAATTGATAAAAGGATTAGAGTTGACTTTGGCCACAAATTTGGTAATACTGATACTAAGCAAACGAACAGGGCCGTTCAGTCGGTAGCTTCGGCTAACAGAAGCTCAAAACCTGGTCGCAAAACTGTGAGACTCACATCTTCACAGGTAGCAATAGCTAAAAAATTAGGTGTGCCACTAGAAGAGTATGCAAAACAATTAAAACTCACGGAAGGAGCATAAGCATATGACAAACGAAAACGAAAAGAACCTTTCTCGTGCGGCTGGAACTCGGACAAAAACTGAACGTCCAAAAGAGTACAAGCCCCCATCATCTTTAGATGCACCACCAGCGCCTGACGGATTTAGGCACAGATGGATAAGAGCAGAGTCTATGGGTTTCAATGATACCAAGAACATTCATGGTAGATTGAGATCTGGTTATGAGTTAGTGAGAGCTGACGAATACGATGACGATTCTTACCCGACTGTCTTAGACGGAAAACACGCTGGAGTGATCGGAGTAGGTGGCCTTCTCCTGGCAAGGATACCGGAAGAACTCGCACAAAGCCGTGTTGAATATCAGCAAAGACAAACTGAAGGTCAAGACGAAGCTATAGAAAACGACTTACTGAAGGATCAGGACAAACGAATGCCGATGAAATTCGAGCGTTCTAGCAAAAACTTCGGTGGCAGTAAGAAATAATATTTCTTTAACCAACGATTAAATTAAACCGAACTGGAGGCCGCTAACGCGGCAGGTTCACTAAGGAGAAAATAACTATGGCAAATAGAAACACCGTAGGATTTGGTCTTATAGCTCAAGGTAACGTTGGTTCATCCGACGCTAACCAGGGTCAAGGCAAATACTACATAGATGCTAACTACGGCGTTGCAATGTTTCAGGGATCTGTTGTTCAGTCAAAAGCTGGATACATCGCTGATGCGGAAGCAGCACGTACTAGACTAACTATTGGTATACTTAATGGAATTTTTTACAACGCGGCTACTACACAGAAGCCAACTTGGTCAAACCATTATGTTGCTAATACAGTACCAGCAAACTCAGAAGATATTACTGCGTTTGTAATTGATAACCCTTTGCAATTGTTTGCAGCTAGCGCTGATGGCGCAGTAGCAGCAGCAACTTATGGGTTAACAGCAAGTATGACTCAGGCAGTGCCTGCAGGAAGTACTTCATCTGGTCAATCAAGTAAACAATTAAACGTTGCAGCTAACACTAGCGCAACAGATAACCAATTCAGACTATTAAGATCTGCAGAGGATGTTGAGAATGAAGATGGAACAGTAGCAAATTCTACTGTTATCGTTACTCAGAATCTTAACCAATACATGCAGAACACTGGTACGGCTGGAATAACTTGGCAATAATAGGAGTATAACGACATGGCAATATCACGAGCACAGCTAGTTAAAGAACTAGAACCAGGTCTGAATGCACTATTCGGACTAGAGTACAAAAGGTATGAAAATCAGCACGCTGAAATTTATACAACGGAATCATCAGACAGAGCTTTTGAAGAAGAAGTAATGTTATCTGGTTTCGCTAACGCAGATGTAAAAGCAGAAGGTCAAGGCGTATCATATGATGATGCACAAGAGACTTATACTGCAAGATACACTATGGAAACGATCGCGCTAGCTTTCGCTATCACAGAAGAAGCAATAGAGGACAACCTTTATGACAGACTTTCTTCTAGATACACAAAAGCACTAGCAAGATCTATGTCTAACGCTAAAGAAGTTAAAGGCGCAGCACCATTGAACAACGGTTTACCAGCTATTGCAGCTGCAACTGCTTTTCAAACAGGTGATGGCGAAAACTTACTTTCGCTAAATCACCCAACAATTGCGGGTACTGTAGCGAATACTTTAGGTACGCAGGCTGACTTAAACGAAACTTCATTAGAACAAGCATTGATTGATATCGCTGCTATGACTGATGAAAGAGGTTTGAGAATAGCTGCAAAAGGAGTTAAAATGATAATTCCTTCTGCGAATCAGTTCAATGCTGAAAGACTTATGAAGTCTCAAGGTAGAACTCAAACTGCTGATAATGACATCAATGCAATCAACTCAATGGGTATGATTCCTCAAGGTTACAGAGTGAACAATTTCCTAACTGATGCTGATTCTTGGTACATTTTGACTGACGTTCCAAATGGTATGAAGATGTTCTCAAGAACTCCGTTGACTACGTCAATGGAAGGAGACTTCGATACAGGCAATGTTAGATACAAAGCTAGAGAAAGATACGCTTTTGGCGCATCTGACTTTAGAGGTATCTTCGGTTGCGAAGGTGCGTAAGCAATAATCATTTTTGTGGCCGAACATGTTTCGGCCACATTTAATTAGTAGAAAGAAAAAACAATGAAAAAATTCACAGTAAAAATATGGGCATATGATCACTACGCAAAATTTAATGTTGACGCGGAAGATAATGCTATTTCTTTAGAACAGTCTATCCTTGACAAATTGGGAGATAAGAGTATAAACTGGGAATATCTCGGAAACAGCTATAATAACGAGATAAATCGAATAACTTATGAGGAGGTTATAGATGATACAAGACCTATACAAAGCAAAAAGGTCCTTGGAGTTGAAGTGGGAACAGGAGCATCTATCTAATGACAGATACACTCTTGAAATGGTCAGAATTGATGACAAAGTCAAACAGATCATTACTGACATTAAGCTGGAAGAAGCAGCTATTGCCCACAGGCAGAATAACGTTGAAGGCGTTGCTCCGCAAGTTTCTGTAGCTACTTAGAACAAAAGCTACATCGCTGAAATCGCACTTTTACTGTAGGATCTCTTGCACTCTACTCAAAAATAACATATAATATTATCACTATACATTTAATAAATGATGAATGCTGACGCGTATAGTCGACAACCCTAGGGACAGTATTCAGATATCTAGGAGGATATTAATATGGCAAATACTACATTCTCAGGACCGGTTCGATCAGAAAACGGTTTTGAACAAGTAACAAAAAATGCAACAACAGGTGCATTTACAACTAGCGCTACTTACGGAGCAACTATTACTGGTGGTGTTCAATCATTATCAGGAGCAGGTGCAGTTGATTTAACTAATTTAATAACTGAATTAACTACTACTGGAGCTGATGCATTAACTTTAGCTGATGGCACAACTTCAGGACAAGTTAAAATCGTTACTATGATTGTTGACGGTGGAGATGGAACTTTAACTCCAGTTACTTTTGCAAATGGAACTACAATTACGTTCGATGCGGTAGCTGAATCAGTTACTTTAGTTTGGAATAGCACTATTGGTTGGGTTGCTACTTCAGTTCAAGGTGCAACAATAGCTTAATAATTAATTAATGTGGGCTTCGGCCCACATAAAATTTAAGGAGAAAAATATGTCATCAATATCGTCAAAAGTAAGACAATCAGTTGTGTTAACAGCAGATGGACAACTTCAAGCTTTAGTAAATGGAACAGCTACTAACCTTCAAAAAATAAATATCATGAATATTTTTGGACTAGCTAGTGCAGCTGATGCTGAAATTAAAATTTATAATGAAACCGGTGATAGTAAAACAGCAGCTAAATTAGTTTTTCATGCTAAATTTGGAACAGGGGCAAATTCAAATCATGAATTTACATTACCTGGATCTGGAATTTATTGTGATGAAGGTGCATACGTGGATTTAACTAATTGTGATTTTTGTTACGTAATAGGAACATTTTAAGGGGTTAGCCAATGGCAAACACTACTTCACAATCTTATTCATTCGATCAGAATTTTTCAATTGATGAAATTATTGAAGACGCTTACGAGCGTATTGGTTTACAAGGTACAGCCGGACATCAATTAAAAACAGCAAGAAGATCATTAAACATAATGTTTCAAGAATGGGGAAACAGAGGGATTCATTTTTGGGAAGTTGGAAATGCTAATATTAATTTAATACAAGGTTCTTCTACAAATGTAGATGCAACTGCAGAAGGTTCAGGGACCTACACATTTTATAGAAATGCTACAGATGTACCTGGAGGTGGAGAACCACCGCAAGCTGTAACAACACCTGTTGCAAATATTTATGGTATTACTGATATTTTAAATTGTACATATAGACAAAACTACAATACTACAAATCAATCAGACACAGGACTAACTAAAGTTGCAAGAGATTCTTATTCAGCAACAGCAAATAAAGCATCACTTGGAACACCTTCACAATTTTGGGTTCAAAGATTTATAGATAAAGTTACTATTACTGTTTACCCTTTACCCAATGCAACAGCAGCAGGAAATTTTTTAAATGTTTATTATGTTAAAAGAATTCAAGATGTTGGAGCTTACACTAACGCATCAGATGCGCCTTATAGATTTATGCCTTGTATGGTTTCAGGGTTGAGTTATTATTTATCTATGAAGTTTGCACCACAACGAACACAGGAGATGAAGTTGTTGTACGAGGATGAATTTGCTAGAGCATTAGCTGAAGATGGTTCTGCAGCTAGTACATTTATTACTCCGAAGACATACTATCCAAATATATAATGGCTAAAAGATATGAAACATCTATGGGTACTTTTAAAAATAGTAAATCAGAACTACAAGGTCTTTCTAGAAAAAAATTAATACAATTATTAGAAGAAGAACCTGCTTTAACTGCTATTCAAGAATTATTAAATAGTTATAGTACAGGTGGCAACGTAGAAAAAGCTATGGGACCTGGTGGTAAAAAATAATGGCTAGATTTGCAAAAGGTAGAAGAGCATTAGCAATCTCTGATAGATCAGGAGCAGCTTTTCCATATAATGAAATGGTTAAAGAATGGAATGGATCTTGGGTTCATAATTCTGAATTTGAAGCTAAACAACCACAACTAGAACCACATCCAGTTGGTGCAGATCCACAAGGATTAATGCATGCAAGACCAGCTAGAGTAGAGTTTCCTACATTAGATATTTTACAAAATAATCCTTTTCAAACCTATCAAGTAGGTTCTGCAATTATCAATGTTATTTTACCGGGTCATGGTTATACAACAGGTGATGTAAAAAGATTTAGAGGATCACCCACTACAGCAGGTGCTTTTAATACACCAAATAGTGTAGGAGGTATAACAGGATCTACGATTGCAAAAGCTGCTGGATATACTATAACTGTAGGTAAATTTATTAATGGTGCTACAAATACAGATCTTTCTAACGGAACAGATTGGTTTTATTTTAGCGCTGACACAAACGCAACAAGCGTTGTAAACGGAGGAGGAGGTTTTCCAGTCTCAGTTGGACCGGTAACTTTACAAGCATAATGGCAGGATATACTTATTCAGAATTAACCGATGACATTAGAAACTACACAGAAGTAGATAGTAATGTATTTACTGCTGCAGTAATAAACAGATTTTTAGAAAACGCTGAACATAGAATTAATTTAGAGTGTCCTATGGATTCAGATAGAAAACAAGCAGAAGCACAATTTGCACAAAATTTTAATTCAATTACAATGCCAACTAAAGCTTTATTTGTAAGAGGTATAGAAGTATTTAATTCTACAGTTAATACCGAGGGCCAAGGTCAATGGTTAGAGAGACGTGATCAGACATTCATATCAGAGTATGTAGGAGAACTAACAGGTGATTCTGGAGGACAAACAGGTCAAGATGTAACCGGTCTTCCTAAGTATTATTCTATGTTTGGTGGAGCAACAACGGGAGAAAATTCAGCTACATCAGGAGCGGTTTATCTTGCACCAACACCCGATGCTAATTATAAATA